TGAATACTAATGATACTCTAAACTTATCTGTTTCAACTGATCTTGCAACATGAGGTATTCTACCATCAAACAATACAACACGACCTGCTCTTGGCCAGTATGACTTAACAATATTTTTTGCGTCACTACCTTGAAGACCGTATGGTGTTTTTATTGCCATCGCTCTTTGTTCGTCTGTAAGATTAGGTGTCCAGAATTCAATTGACCCACCATCTTCAGGTTGCCAATCAGGTGTTAGATATACAATAACTGTATATTGATTAGCAGTCCATCCGTCAAGATGTATGCCACCAGATTGACCTTTGCTATGTCCATTAAGATAATGTCTTAATAGTTTCATACCAGGATTAACTTGATCCCAAATCTCTTTGACCCAATCTTGTTCTATCTCGTATTCTTCTCTCTTGGTATCGTGACCACCAAGATGAATATGTTTGTAACCAGATGTTTTTGCTTGTGCCTTCATTTCTTCTGAAGAATACCAACCGTCTTGCCAATCTAACTTCATGGCAATATCATAGTATCTTTTAATATCTTCTTCAGGTATTGTACCGTCTGAAGCATTAATCGTTCTATGATAATCGCCACCAAGCATATTACTACCATCAGTAGTTGAGTATTTGCCGTCTGGTTGTTTCATTATTACTTCACCCATTATATTTTCCCTTCTGTCAAAAACTTAACAACGCCTCCGCTATGAATCCATTGTTTATGTTTATTATGAAAAGCAGCAAGTTCTTTCGCCTCATCTTCAAAGTGAGCAGATCGAAGAATACTACCTGTCGGTCTTTCAATAACCAACCATCGCATTTTACCTTCGTGCTTACTTAATTTAGTTTCATAAAATAGTTTGTTCTTATGCATAGTCTTTGGTGGTCTTTTATCACCTGGAAAATGCCTAGTTCTATTACTGCTTTTCTTCTTCTTCATACTAGTTTTTAGGTTCTTCAGCGGGCTCACCAGCTGCAGTAGGTGTTTCTACTATAGCACTTGCTGGAAGATTCGCTGTTAAATATTCACTATGATGTTTAATTAAAACTTTTACATTATCAAATTCTGCTGATAATTGTTTTAATCTAGTTTGTAGTGAATTAACTTGTACGATAGAGTTTTTACATTTATCGTCTAGTTTAGTTTCGTCATAAGACTTACCATCTATTGTTATTGCCATTGTGTTCTCCTTATATTAATGCAATTTCAGAAGCAGCTTGTTTACCACGTTGCTCTGTTAGTTCATAAGATACTGCTTGTCCATCTGAAACAGATTGTACATTAGCAGCTTGTAATGCTGACACATGAAGAAATGCGTCTTTACCACCATCATCTGGTGTTATAAAGCCGAAACCTTTTTTAGCGTCAAACCATTTTACTTTTCCTGTAGCCATTTTATTTCCTTTTTAGTTAGGTCTTATATTTTAAAATCAGAAAATTGACCTACTTTTTTTCCGAATTTATTATCAGTCGGAAGTGTTTGACCACTCTCAACTAAATCTGTTTGTGCTGATTGTTCTACATCATAGAATCTCATCTTTGATCTATCAACACCTAGAATAAATTTTCTATTGATCGTTGGATCATTATATCTATTCTTTAATTGTTTAACCATTATCTGATTTTTTTCTTCTAGTTCTTCACTTGATATCAAGGCGAACATGAAGTCTGCCGTTGCAGGCAAACCAAAACTCTCAGATGTATCTTCTAGACCTACATCACTACTTACAAAACCACCTCTTGTAGTTTGTGTGGCAGAGAATATAGGCACATCATTCTCAACTGCAAGACCTCTTAATTCTTCTGCGATTGATTTGATGTAAGTATAACTATTCACATTTGCACCTGCCTTAAATCTAGCACTAGCACAAATATTTAAATAATCAATAAATACGATATCTGGTTTAAATGATTTCTTCATTGCAAGTTCACTCAATAGATTCTTGAAGTGACCTGTGTGAGCAGACGCAGTAGGATATTCTTTGATGATTAACTTACCTGAAGTCTTACTTTGTAATTTGTTTATCTTTGTTTCATACATTGTGTATGGTAATTCTTCAAGATCACTCATACCTACATTCAATAGATTAGCATCTATTCTCTCGGCAATTCTTTCTTCTGCCATCTCCATAGTAATGTATAATACATTCTTACCTTGAAGTAATACAGATGAAGCAAGGTGTGTCATAAACATTGTCTTACCGACACCTGTACCTGCAAGACAAATATTTAAAGTCTTACTTGGTATACCACCTCTTGTAATCTTGTTAAAGAAATCTAAATCTAATTCTAATCTTTCTTCTTTCTTTTTATAGAAGTCATATCTTTCTTGTGACTCTAGTAAATAATCATGCCCAACTTTCTGATCAAACGATACACCTAAAGCACCTGATAACAATTCAGGTAGATACTCTGGAGTATGTTCTTTATCTTTGCCGTCTAGTATTTGAATACCACCAAGTATCGCATTATGTATGGCACGATCTTTACAAAACTTTTCTGTTGTTTCTAATAACCATTCTGTATTCACTGGTTCTTTATCTAATGTAGATAGTATATCTGTTATCTTTTTATATTCATCTTCATTAACATTCTTATTAGAGTTAATCTCAATAGATAATGCTTCTTTTGTTGGAAGACTATTATACTTGTCAACAAATTTATAGATTTCTAAAAATAATAATCCTTCTAATCTGTCAGCAAAGTATTCTTGTTTGATGAAAGGTAAAACTTTTCTAGTATATTCTTCGTTATGAATTAAATTACTTAAAGCTGTCTGTTCAATTCTTGGCATTTAGTTTATCTTCTTTTAGTTTTTCATCAATCAACACAACAAGTATGTCACCGATATGGTTAATGAATTCTTGACTATCAATATCTGCTTCAATATTATTCTCTATTATATCATAATCAAACTGCATAGGCAAGCTGCCGTCAGGTCTTTTTTCAGACTCAGGTCTGAACCCAACGGCACCGTACTTATAAACTATTGATGAAAATGGACCACTAATTAACTTCAATGCCGTAAAGTCCTCTCCAGGTTTCTCTACGAACACATAGTCTTCCCTATGTTTAGGGTTAGTCGTCTTGTGTAGTTTCGGTATCTTCTGCTTCAACTCCATCTCCATATTTAAACTCTTTACTACATACTCCATCTAATTGTTCTAGTATTTCTTTTGTAAAGTATTTTGTCGGGTCATTATTAATTGTCTTACCAAATGTTTTTGATCCGTCTGGTAATTCAATTCTAGTAGAAACTTGTTTAAATATATTATGTTTTAAAGCCAAGTCTAGTAGACCGTAGTATCTATCCAAACCTTTGTCGTAGGTTAATCTAACATCTACGACTTTGTTTTCTTTGGTTAATCTTGATTTATAGTTCTTACAATGTATTATATTACCGACTATCTCCGTACCATCTTTCTCTTTTCTTTTAGATAGATATACGATTGATGAAGCGGCATACTTTAAACCTGAACCACCACCCATTTCTTTTTGTGGGAACATTGATCCGATTACATCATAAGTGTGATTAGTAATTATCAAAGGCACTTTTGCTTTACCTAGTTTTAATGTCAATACTCTAAAGGCAGCCTTGACTATCTGTGCCCTTGTCATATCTTTAGTTTCTTTACCTGCCTGTGTATCTTCCATTTCTTTTGTAGTAGATAACATACCTAAACTATCTAATACTAATAATAATGGTTTTCTCTCTTTGACATTTTGTTCTATGTATTTGTCAAGTACAGTAAGTGATTGATGTCTGAATTCTTGTACAGTAGTCACTGGCATGATGACCATTCTACTACTATCTATTCCTCGTTCTTCAACTATATCTTTTGTAATCGCTGATTCTGATTCAAAGAATATTACACCACCGTCAGGATTCTTATCTAGGAAGTTTTTACACATACCTAATACAAAGAAAGTTTTACCTGTGGCACTTTCACCTGCGATTGCTGTTATTTTATTTGATGGCAGACCTCTATGAATTGAGCCGCCTAATAATGCGTTGAATATGTATGAACCTGTATCTATAAACGAATCTACATCACCTGAAGCACCGTCTGATACTAGACTGGCATATTCATTACCAGTTTCTTTTATTATGTCTTTTAAAAAATCACTCATTAATTATCCTCGTTAGTTTCATTATGTATATTATACACTATTTATAAGTCCTGTCAAGCAAAGAATTCATCTAAATTTGCCTTTCTTGAGTTTTGAAACAGATCAAAATTCTTATCACCGAAACACCACACATTCTCTATAAAAATTTTATTCATAAAGTCTGCCTTTGCTTTATCATCTGCAAATAGTTTATCTGATTTAGGTCGTTGCATAATTCTCATACCGATCTGGCCTAAAAATTTATCTTTCAATCTATTCACAAGTTCATCACTTGATCTATAACGAGTACCTTTAATCTTTGGATCCATAATGTTCACAAATAAAAACTTTGATACTGCCATTGATTTTTCTGCAACAGGTAAATAGAAGTCATCACGCCATCTTTCATATTCATTGAATTTAGACCATGATTGATCTTCTTGAAACTCACCACCTTTATTATATTCTTCTGTTGAGAAATAAGGTGGAGAAGTAAATGCCACATCTATCGGTGGTAGTTTGTGATATGGCAAGTCTTCTGCACCACATCTCCATATCGTTACCTTCTTTGGTTTAGATAGTAATTTATTATACTTTGATATCTGTTGTGTATATCTAGCATATGTATTTGGATTAGGATCACAACCATAGTATTCTTCAGCGTCACTAGCAAAGAAACCTGCAAGTCTATCACCCCAACCACAACTTGTATCTAATACTGTCTTGGCATTTGTCATATCATATACTGCCTTTGCAACAACAGGTTTAAATTGTGTTGCGATATATGTACCTAATCTAAAGGCACTCATATAACTTTTGTGAGTTAATGAACCACCTAGTAATTGTTCCGTTTCAGTACCATCTAAATCTCTAACAGTTTTTTTCTTCACATCATTAATGCCTCGCCATATCGGACCTAGACATTTCCATATGGCATATGCGTCACCGTTCTCCCACACTTCTTTAGGTGCTCTGAATCCATAACTACCACATTCTAATCTTAAATCTTGCATGAAATAATTTGATACATTATTGTAAGTACT